ATGATGCAGAGCGTGCTGGAGCCGCATTCGATGCAGCCACTAAGAAGCAGAATGCTGCGGCTGATGCTGTGGTGAAGTCTTATGAGCGCAGGATCGCAGTTGAGAAGGCAGCAGGCAGAAGCACAACCGAACTTGAGATTCAAAGAGAGCAGGCAGTGATTGCTGCGAATCAAGCTATTCTAAAAGACTTTCAAGCCAAGCAATCAAAAATACTTGACCTTGATCAAGAAGAGCGTGACAAGCTTTTGCAATCGCAAAAAGATGCATCTGATGCAGTACAGGAGGCATCGAATAACATCCTTGTAATTCGTGCAGAAGCAGCCAAGAAGGCGGCAGACATTGCTGCTGAGGCTGCAAAGAAACAAGCAGAGACAGAGCTTGAAGTTGCAAAGGCTTCGCGTGAATCAATCAACAAGCTGGATGAGCAGAATGCTGAGTTCAGCAAGAATCTGAGACTTGGCATTGAGCAAGAATATCAGAAAGAACTTCAGAAGCTTGCGGAGGATAAAAAGAAGCGTGACGAAGAAATAGCTAAAAGCTTTGAGTCGATTAATGAGGAGCTTCTTGATGGCCAGATAAACAGGCTCAAAAGGTTAGAAGCGGAAGAGGGTAGCACAAGTGAAAGGCGCATTCAGTTAATTGAGCTCGAATCAAAAAAGCAGATTGATGCAATACGTTTGACCGTTGATGAAAAAGCAAAAGCGGACAATCAGATAAAAATTATTGAGGCCGAAACGCAACAGGCTATTCGTGACGAGCGCAAGAAGTCAAGGGACCAAGCAATCGATGATGCGCTTAAAATAGCCAATGAGACACTTGAGTTGTTCGGCAATATTATTCAGATTCAGCAGATTCAATCGCAGCAAAGGATTGAGCAGATTGATGCGGCAAGTCAAAAAGAACTTGAGGCCATTGATAAATCAGCACAAACTGAAGCAGAGAAGCAACGCCAGCGCGATGCTTTAAACCTAAGGACTCAGCAGAAGATCGCAGCGGAAAAGACAAAGCAAGCGCAGAATGAAAAGACTCTTGCCATCTTTACTGCTGTGATTAATACGGCTGCTGAGGTGACAAAGAACATTGCGAATCCTGTGCTTGCTGCAATCACTGCCGCTGCCGGACTCGCGCAGATTGCCATCATCTCATCTCAACCAATCCCTAAGTTCAAGAAGGGGGGCGCAGTAGGCGGCAGAAGCCATGAGGCAGGCGGTACTTTGATTGAAGCGGAGAAGGGCGAGTACGTGGTGAATAAGGTATCAGTGTCTCAGCATCGCAAAGCATTGGATGCGATGAACACCTCAAGTGCTGCATTCAGAAAGTACATCGATGAGAAGTATGTGCGCCCTGCCATCGCAGGCTATTCAATGAACAGCAAGCGCGATGGCATAACAGTCAACGCATCGCTTAACAGCAAGAGCATGGAGCGTAAGCTCGACAAGCTGAACAAGACAATGGCAGGCAAGAACACAGTGATTAACATCAACGGCTTTGACTCAAGATACGCATGGCATCAGAATTAAAATTCTTAATTGATAACCTTGACAGAGGTCAGCCGCTTAACCCTGAGGACTTCGGCATAAACATCACAGAAGATGACAGCATCGGTGCTCGTGTGACATCCTTCGATAATGAATTAGTCTTTGGCGGCGATGTGTTCACGTATCTGTACACCAAGTTGCAGAGCACAGGCTACTGCGAACTTGTGAAATGCTCGGTGCAATACCTTTGCGCATCAGGAACGTGGGAGAAGCTTGTGGATGGATACATCATTGCAACGGAGTGCAACTTCTTGCTCGACCGGTGTCAGGTGAAGACCAAGTTGTATGATGAGACATTCAGCACGAAGATCAACAACAACAAAGGCATTCCATTTTCGTTGAATCTTGCTGCATCAAAGAACGGCACGCCAATCACGCCGCCCACAACAAAGACATTGAGATTGTTTAATCCGGCAAATGGATTCACAATTAATCCTCCTTCAATATGCTACACGGTTTATGATACATTCGCTCACCTGGTGAATTGCATGAGTGATGGCTTGGTTGACTTCCATTCGGACTTCTTTTTTATTCCATTCACATCAGCACAGCCTAATGTGTTTGTGTATACTCAAGGCAATGTGATGCGCGGATTAATATCGCAGGAGATTGTTGCAACCTTTGAGACTCTTTACAATGCTTTGCGCTTCAAGCTTAACCTCGGCATGGGCTTCGAGAAGCAGGCAAGCGGAAGGCCATTGCTGCGCATTGAACCGATTGCATACTTCCAGCAAAGCACACCATCGAGCAACTTGTATGATCAGTCAGACATCGAGATGAAGTTTGACGTGTCAAGGCTGTATGCGGCGGTAAACTTTGGCAGCACTCCAATGCTTGAGGACTTCGAGTGCAATGGAGGTGAGACAGCCTGCTCATTCGTGCAGACTCCATTCAGGGGCTTCAGAGATGAGACATTCGGATTCATTGGAGAATGCAACTCATCGAATATCCTAAGGCTTAAAACCGATGAGATAGTATTCGATACAAACGTGATTGAGGACGTTGTGAGATTCAACAAGCAGAACTATGACAACAATGGCTTTGTGATTCAATCGGATGTTGTGACCTCATCAATCCTGCAAGCTTCGGAAGGAGACCCGTATTCGATTGGAGGCTTTGTTTACAATGACTTATTCAGAAACGAATCTGTCTCAGCCAACTGGATAAGCGGCTATCCGAATTCACTGCAATCATATTTGTCCGGCTTCAATCCGACATTGACTCAGTTCAATGCAAGGGCAACGGTTAACACTCAATGCTGGGATATTGATGACGGGGTGTGGACTTCATACAATGACTTCACAGGAAATTATCTTTCCTTCCCGAATGAGATAAGTGACGTTGGCAACAACTTCAACGGCACTGAGTATGTGGTGCCATTTACGGGGCTATACACGTTCGTGCTTGTCGTGCAGTTCGATGCTGTATTCACAACCGGCAATAAGTTAAGCAAGGCGGTCATCAGGCACCAGACAAGCAATGACGTTGACATCGCATTCTATGAGGGGACTGTTGTAACATCTACCACTGCAAGCTTTGCTCAGACTCTGGTGACAGCGCAATTCGTTTGCAATGCTGGTGACAAGATTAAGGCTGATGCATCTGGTCAGTTAAGCGCAGCAGGCCCACCGGCACAGCAGTGCGTACTGTTTGAGTGGACTGACATTCCAAGCGGCACGACATTCAGAACTTCATTCAGCGGCAGCGGCATTCCATTGCTACCTTCAGAGCTTCAGCCTGTCGATATCAATGATGTGCAGACCTATCTCTACAAGTTCAAGCGACCACTGACAATGGCAGAGATTAACGCCATCACAAGCGAGACATCGAAGCCGATCCTGCTGGGTCGGAAAGATGATGCGCTGGCTGTTTCTCCGACCTACATCAAGAATATTCAGATTGAATCAGTAATGCGCAAGGGCGCACAATTCGAACTACGTTCAAATAAACTTTTGCCATGAGTTATACATCGATACCAAACCAACCGATACTTTTTAACAGCGTATTGCCTGAAGCGTGCGAAGGCTGTGGCACTGAGTTCGCGCAGCTTGCTGACTTCAATGACCAGTTATTCTGGCAGCTTGAAGCAGGGGAGTGCGGTGCGCTGAGGTTGGCGGCTGAAAGCTTAACAGGGGATTGGACTCAAAGCGGCAGCGAGATAACCGGAACAGGCAACACTGGCGGTTATCTTGTGGGCTATGAGAGATACGATGTCGTGCTTAACTTCAAGGTGACCATCACGATTGATACTTACAACAGCGGAACATTGGTGGCTGGCATCTTCCCTGTTGGGTCATTCCTTTACTTGACTGCATCAGGCACTCATACGATATACCTCAATACATCGGATGTAAATTCCAACACATTGATTTTCTCATTTTATGGCTTGGCCGGTGATGAGTTCGATGGCGTGTTTACAATAGACAGCATCGAGCCTGTGCCAACTGGTGCGCTGTTCGCTGGCTTGGTGGATGCGACAACCTTGGCTGTTGTTGATGTGCTTGACCCTGTGCTCACTGTGAAGGACCAGTATTTAACAGCAGCAATAAACCTTGCTGACTACACCATTGAGCCGGGCTGCTACCGGTTAGCGATTGCAGACTACTGCACCAACACGTGTGGACAGTACTTCATTTACAATCCGTACTTCAATGGCGATCCGCTTTCACTCAGCCCACCGCCAATCGGCTGGACTTCTACGCCATTAGTTGGCGCAGACAATTGGAATGTTGGAGGCGGTGAGGCGAGCATCGAGCTCACTGTGTTAAACAATGCAACAGAGCTTGTGAGTATAACTGAGCTTTGTGAGGATAAAGACTACTATGTGACCATCGTGGTTGATTCAATCAGCAATGCGAGGCTTAGCTTTCGAGTGGATGGTATTCAATACGACAGCGCAATATCCACAGCAGGGACATACAACTTTGTCTTCACCAATACGCAGACCGGATTTGTAAGCTTGCGTGCTACTCAGTTCGGCGCATCACTTGACGGCGAGATAACTGTCAGCAAAATAACCGTGCGAGCAGATAAGAACTGGGCCACCTATGACCAGTACAGCGACCTTATCCAGATTGGAGACTTCAGCGATGACTGCCGCTTCTTCAAGATTGAAGGCTGCAACGGAGAGAATCAGTTCGGCATGGCGTTCTATGGCACTTCATTCCTTCCAGGCATCCGACTTGAGGGCCGCAGATTTCAGCCTCAGTACGACACGGACAGCGACTTGTTCAGATACGCATCAGGCAGATGGCAGGCAAGCTTTGTGGACCGCAAGAAGAAGCTAAGCTATCACTTCGGCCGATTGCCTGAGTACGTGCTCGACTTCCTTTCGCTGGTGTTCTACTTCGACAACTGCTATGTGAATGGCCAAGTTGTCTTCCCTGCCGATGGTGAATTTCCTACCATCGAGTACGACAATGCCGATGACCTTGGCAGCTTGACTATCGACTTGTACAAGAAGAACGACAAGGTGCGCAAGACGGTGTGCATTGGCGTGGATGCGGATTGCTTGCCTTCGATATTGGAGAATAATGACGAGCCGTTTATTCTCACGCAGGATGGCGAAAGAATTACAACTCAAGACCTGGTGAATTTATATCAGGAATAATTCGTAAATTTGCATAGATCATCATAGAGACGTAGGAGTTCGGAAGCCGTCCTATT